CGGCTGGCCCAGGTTCAAGTCACCCTACGGTAATCTTTACGTCCTGTTTCTTCTTTCCTTACCTATTCTTCCCTTCCATAACACCGTCTTTACTGTTTTACCGGATAGCTATTATGGCTGCCGACTTACACTCTCTTCCCATTCCTTTTGTTACACGCGAGCATTTACCAAATCCCAGTCTGCGGTGTGAACTGCAGTGACCCATCTATTTCACCTCAACCACTTTGAAGCCCCTTGCGGGACAGGTTAATTACGAGGGAGTGAAAGTGGCGACACGAAAACAGAACACCTAGCTGGGGGTCTACTCGAGCGACCATCCTTGCGTTCCCGGTAGGAGCTCTAAGCCCCGAGGTGCAAGCACCTTCCGGATGATTTGCGCAAGAAACGCGAAGAGAGGCAGACACGGTCTGACGACCACTATCTTTCATTCATGACGATGCCGTTTCGTTTCCAGGAGGCCCTAGGGCTAGGGATCGAAGTTGGCGAGCGTCCTCATTCCTGGCGTGACACGGGTCATGCCCCACACCGGCTCTAGCCACCTCTAGAGTTAGGAGTTTTCATGCAAGTTACCTAGTTTAAGACTAGGTCGGCCATCCTCACGCGCGTACACGCAAGGCCGCCGGGATCTCTCCTTAACACTTCTAGTCCCTTCTCCTTTGGCGCCGGTACCGGCACCACATCATACCCTTCGATCGCCTCAGTGTAGCTGGGAAGTTGGGTCCACTCGGATATATCCTGTGTTAGCAGAATATTCGTCATAATGGGCACCATCTTCTCCTCTACGCCACGCGAGCGAAAATACCTCTTCCGCCTAATCCGTCTCCATGAGAAGTCATCGGAAAGAAGGATACGGGGCTGGTAGAACTGGATTCGAGGACGTCGTATCATAGATAATTGCAGGCAATATCTCAACGCGTCGCGAACCCGGTTCTCCTTCCAATCAACCGTAAACTTCCACGATGCCATTTCTCGGGCATTGAGCTGAACCATCTCCGCGCTCAAGCTACTCTCAGGGACCATCGTTACAAGGTCCTGCGGCACAACAACGTTGTGCCCCTGAGGTGCTCGAGGGAGATCTACGAAACTCAAATCATTGGAGAATAGGCCAAAAATCCGCGCCATTCTAAAACTTAAGGCTCCCCTGAAACCTAACTCGTCGGGCTGACACCGCACCCTCCTCAAGGCACCTAAATGCCAAGAGAAGAAAGTACGGGCAGCTTTCCAAGCGATTTCAGGGGGTTGACCTCTTACAAAAGAATGGAACGAACTCCCAAGGGAATTAACGTACTCCACAGGGCGAAGCATCCCGAACCTCAACGTTGGCACGACACGCAGGAACTCGTCTTCCCACTCAAAAAGAGTGGAATTCAGAGTCCCGTACGCCTCAGAAACCGACGTTTTGGTCCGTTCTACCTCAAGCCCCAAGGAGCCCACGACCCCCATCCATCTCTCTGGAAACCCTTCATCCTTGGTCTGGAACAAGATATCATCGCCGTTGATCAGAAGCGGGCAGGGTTTGACCCCCGCCTCCATCCTCGCGTACTCAAAACTCAGAAAGTTCTGAATACAGAGGAGTGGGAAACTAAAGTAAGATCCCATCATCTGACCACGACTAACCTCAAATTCTAGTCCATAGTCCAAGTTCCACAAGGTAGGCCTGAGTATAGCCATCGCGTGATTCTTCACAGACTGCGGTATCTCCACCGCAGAATCGAGTATCGAACGCAACACAACCTCAGCCACCTCGAGAGATAGATTGTCAGTCGCAGACCGATAATCCCCCGAGACAAGTACTCCCCCTCTCTTGAACCCCGCCTTCTTCAACTTCTCCGCCGTCGGGTCACCCCGAAGGAGCCATCGAGTCCGTCGAGACAAATGCTCATAGATGGCCTTGTGGGCCGGTCTAAGGCAGAGGTCCTCAGAATGGAACTTCGTCAACGGACGAGGCTTCCCGGCCGACTGGACCACCATGAGATTCGCACTTGGCGGGCGGTGCTCATAGGGGACATCCCCTAGAGTCCGCTCGAGGAGAGTGACCTGGTCAGTTACCTGACCAAGACATCCTCCCATAAGACGAGACGAATCAGTGGTCCCAGCGAGACCCGGCGAGTTAGTGTAACAAAATCCTGAGTAGATCCCAG